GTATTAGCTGCTGCTGTTGCCGAACCCTTAAAGGTAGATGCTAAATCTGTGGTTACTTCATAGAAAGACTTAGTTTTAAGATCTGCCTTGGATATACCTACACCCAAGCGAGAAAGTGCTGTGTTATTTCCTAAATATGCACGACTTAACGCTGCTGTCACTTTGCCTAAGTCGTTGCCGGTGGCCGCACTTATATCTAGAGCGAGATTAAGAAGTCTTTGTGTTTCTGCTGTATCGCGTGTTGCTACTGCTAAACCTTGGTATGCAGGCCGCAATTTATCATCAATAATTCCAAATTCACTTTGGAGTCTTTGGATAAATCCTTCTGCGCTAGCAGCATCTCGCTCTAATCCAACATTCTTTAGAGCTAATGCTAATTGTTGCTGTGCTTTTTGATCCTCGGCTGCGGCCTTGACTGCTGCCTTGCCATAAGCCAGAACTGCGGTAGTGCTAAACGCTAAACCAAAAGCACCCGCTAGTTTCTTTACATTCTTGGTTAGCTTGTCTGTGGCGGTATCAGCTTGCTTAAAGGCTTTATTGCCTACGAACTCCGCAGCAATATCAATCATTACATTAGCCATGATTAGCCTCTCGCTCTTGCATTAAGTTTGTCTGCTGCTTTTTTAATAGCCGCCAATACTGCTTCTCTAGCCTTGCCATTGTTTTCTTCGTAGGCGCGGAATAAGGCGCGACCTTCCATCTTGCCATCACCCTTCATCGGTGACGAATATTTATCCTGCTGATTTTGCACAAAGCGACTTGATGGGGTTTTACGACCCATAGTTTCATAGATTGCTCCAGCTGCGCTCTTATTGAATACGCGAGCAAGGGATCTAAACCCTCTGCGGTTAGGCTTGGATGGTGTGGTCTTATAGCCAATGCCGGACTTTACGATTCTAGCGTTGTATGTAGGAAAGCGAGCCTGCGAGTTATCTCTAGACAACCATCCACTTAATACTTGTGAGTCATCTGGCAGATACCCTCTAGCAGCCTTTGTGATGGGTTTTAAGGCTGCTGCAACTTCTTTAGGTAATTCTTTAGCCAAGTCAGGGCTAAACTTGCGCAGAGCCTTACGGAGCTCAATGCCGCCCTTTACGCTTGCTGGCATCGCTGATCTCCTTTGCTTCATCTTTGAGACCTAGCAAGAGAGCATCTAGCATGGTCTTGTCTAATTCCAGTAACTGCTGTGGCGCGATCCCCAACCTAATGCTTAGCCTAGCGATTAGATAGGTGAAGGGTAGATCGCGCTTTAAGACAAAGGGTCTGAGTCCTCAACGCTAACACTCGTAAGTGTTTCGATGAAGTCAATCCCGAAAGGCTTAACAGATTCACCTGACCTGCGTGTTACTTCCCAAGCGAGCCAATAGACATGGGTCTGTTGTTCCAGATCCCTGAACGCCTTATGAAAACCCATTTTAGCGTATTGCTCGAATGCGTATTCCACCGCTGGGGTGATCTCGCCTTCTAGCACGCTTCCATCTGTACGAACTATCTTTAGTCTTGCCATGGTTTGCCCCTTTAGTAGTTTTTTAGAATGTGCCTGTTGTGGCTACTGCAACTGTTGAGTTAGCAGTGAATGTGATTGATTGTGTGCCAATATCGCCAACAGCACCGTTGATGTCTGTTGTGTTATTGACTAGCAATGAAACTGTGTATAGAGGGTTAGTAGCTGAGACTGCTGTTCCCTTTTCCTGCAAGAATACACATGTTACTGTTGTTCCCCATGCTGCTTGCAATGTTGCTAGAACATTTGCTGAAGCTGTATCGTTTAGGAAATCGATTGTTACAGTAGATGCTTCCAAGCCCTTAACGAACTTGTGTGCTGAGTCACCCATCGCAGTTACTTCTAGCTCATCGAATGTGCGGTTTAGAGTAATTGCTGTGACATGGTCTGAAAGATCAACGGAGTTAATCTTCACACCGACTTTGTTGTTTAGAAATACAGCCATGAGATTATTCCTCGTCTTTCTTGGTAGGTGCTGGCTTTGATGGTGCTACCTGCCCGATTTTGATCAGGAAGGCTTCGTTTTCTTTTTCCCACTCGGACATTTTAGCTCCAACTCGTAAGGATTGATACGGACATCTCGCAACTGAGCAGATCGCCTGATGCAGCGTTGAGAATACTAGGTGCGCTGATTGCGCTTACATTATAGGTCAAAGATGATGCTGCGAGCTTAGCGAACACTCCGCAGACGATATCTTCAATGCCATTTAGATTGCCTTCATTATCAAATAAAGGAACAGTCATAACAATCTTAAAGTTAGCCATTGGGCTAATTGTTATATGTTGATTGTTGCTTGGTGTTAAATAAGGATCATCCGGTGACACAATGACTGAATTAGCTAGGACTGTCGCAGGTGGAAAGGCGAAGGTCTGCCACTTAGCGTTATCGACCAGAGCGGTTGCTAGTGTGGTTCTAAGAGTAGTGACGGCAACAGGCATCAGCCCACCATCGAACGCGGATCAAGTGCGTGAGCGATCAATCCTCGCACCTTAGCGAGAAGCTGTGCGCTCATTCGGTAAGGGCTTGGCTGGAAATCGACAGCGTTACTGCCTGAAAGGGTGGCTGTACGCGCTTGCCAGATTTCGACAGATATCATCAAAGCTGCTTGCTGAACTGCTTTATCTTCTGCCCAGTCCACATAAGTAGAAGCTGTAACAGTAGCAAAAGGATTAAAAGGATGGTAAGGCGTATCTGTAACATGATTTGTGGTGATTGTAAAAGTACGACCGCTTACGCCTGTGATTGTCTTATTGCCGTTGAAATGTGAACCAGCGTTTGTGATCACTACGCTCTGACCTACATAGTAAGTCGATTCAACACTTTGCTCAAAATACATTGTGCCGACTGTTCCCACATTTGAGTGAGCAATAGAAAAATTAGTGTTAGCCCATAACATAGGAAGAAGGACTGCATCTGAGGCATCGCATACTTCTTGCAAGGTGGCATCTGGATACAAAGTACCGACTCCGAGAGTGCTACGGAGTTCTGCGACTGTTGTAAGTGCCATGATGTCCTTTCTAAAGACCCTGGGGAGTAGAGGGCTACTACTCCCCAGAGCGACTTAGTGAGTTTTTACTGCTTGTTGTTCTTGAATGCGCCAGCTGCAACCTTAGTAGCGATTGCACCGAATCCGTAGTAACCAACTGTTACTGATCCGTTAGCTGTTGATTCTGCACGCAAGCGGTATGTTGGTGACTCGTACCATGTGTATGCATCTGGGTTCACGATAAGGATTGTTCCATCGCCATCGCCAGCGTTTGTAGGATCAACGAATAGGTTGAGTCCTGCAACATTACCTGTCAATGATGTTGGTGCAACTGCTCCGCCAGCGTTCATTGGCTGTGATGCTGTGTAGATTGGACGGCCTGCATCGTTTAGAGACATGATGTTTGACCATTGTCCTGTTGATACAACCATGTTGCGAGCGAATGGATTTGCAAGTCCTGCTGTTGCTCCATAAACAGAAGCTGAACCGCGAGCAACAATTCCTAGCAATTCTGATGCTGTTGGGTATGCTGCAACTGTTGTTGCATCTGCTGTTGCACCTGCAATAAGAGCAGCGTTTACTGCTGCGTTAGTTGCCTTTGCGTAAGCTGCTGCCATGTTGCGCACTAGCTCATCGAAGAATGCTGGAGATGTACGATCTAGCAATTCAACAGAGAATGTCTGCTGTCCTGCGTACTTCTGTACTGTGACAGATAGGAAGTTAGAGTTTTGATCTGTGTCGCTGAAAGCATCGCCTTCTGGCTCGATCGCAACTGTTGGCATCTGTGTGATGCGTGGGATCTCGAAAGTCATACCTGCATCTGGAAGCACTCCACGAGAGATTGCATCGATTGATGGACGGATTGTTGTTCCGAGTGGGTTGATGATTTCTGACAACTGGCGTGTTGGTACTAGACCTGCGTTGTCTGTTGTGTCTGCTGCTGCGCGTAGGTACTGACGAGCATCCTCATCGCCTAGTGCTGCGCGGATTGAGTTTTCTGCATACTTTGCTGCAGTAACTTCGATGCGTGGCTTTGTGTAGTATGCTGCTGAAACAGTTGGGCGAGCAGCTTCGACCGCTGGTGCTTCAACTGGTGTTGCTTCGACTGCTGGAGTGGTTTCTTCCACGGTGGCTGTCTCGCTTTCTGTTGGTTGGGTTGATTCTTCTACGACAGATTCTTCTGCCGCAATATCAGTAACCTGAGCAGACTTAAATGCTGGCTCTGTTACTAAACTTACTTCGACCAAGCGAGCAGCGGATACATATGTCACGCCATCCTTGATCTTTGACTTTAGGACTTCTGCCCCGATTGATAAACCTGACTGCAATCCTTCTTCTGCGAGGATTAGAGCTTCTGTGCCGCGTTGTGACCGGCTGATTGAGAATACTGCATCGATTGAGTTCTCTGACTCGCTAAATGAAACCATGCGACCTAGAGGCTTCTTGTTATCGTGCTGGCTTAGTAACTTGATTGATTTAGGATCTTCAATAGCAATAGATCCAGAAGCAAAGATTACTTTGCCCATGTTTGTAGATCCTGCTTCAACATTGAGAGGAACGATCTTGCCTGAGACCGTACGGTTTGCTGAATCTGCTGTCAGATCAGCTGAGAAGGTAATTACTTGATTCATACTAGACCATTGTTTCCGTTAGGTGTTAGATCGGTCATTTCCATCGCTTGCTCTGGGGTAATCAGGTTAAGCGTTAGCAGTTTTTCAATGACTGCCAATTCTTGTAATGGATCAGTACGCAGGAAGTTTTTATCAATATCAAACTTCACTACATTGCCACGGGCTGTAATGTCATCCATAGACAGGCGATCTTCAATCGCAGTAATAAATGGCTGCAAAGATAGTGTTAGGAATTGCTTGCGCTCATCCTGAACATTTGCATAAGTCATTGAGTTATTCTGATCTGCTGAAACATAATAGGCAGGCACATTACATAGGCGAGCAATTTCAGTAGCAAGATTAAAGATTGCTTCACCGTACATCATGTCTTTAGGTGAGAATGAAACTGGAGTATATTCCAGAGTAGATGTTAAGTATGCAGTTGAGCGATTGTTGCGAGCGTTACGCCATGCAGCAAGAAGTCCAGAGACTTCTTTTGGATCTAGATCTGCGCCTGTGTTTTTAATGTAACCAGTTGCCATTGGAGTCGCTGCTGCGATTGCCGCTGCCTTTTGCACATCAATAGCAGCGCGAATTGTTGAAGCACCGGTGTTTAGAATGCCATCACTTAATGACTGGAATGTAACAAGAGACCCAAGACCGTCCATTGGTAATGTAGTGCCATCGACTGCATAAGACTTAACAAAAGTATTGGTGCTGTCTAAAGTAATTGTTACTCGGTTGTTAGCAATCCACTCAAAGCGAGAAGGACGGCCATCCTCTGCATAAACTTCGACTACTTTCCAAAAGGCTTGTCCATATAGAAGAAGTGAATCAACAGTCCAGGCAATCGTTACTGATCGTGGCTGTGAATATGAAGGCTGCTCTAACCATGCAGGTGAACCTAATTCTTCATTGGTAGATTTCTTGTAAAGCTCTAATGGGATCGCTCCGATTGTGCCTGCAAGTAAATTGCGGCAGCGCATAAGTGCCGGAACGGACATCGCTTCTGTTCTGCCAATGTATGCAGTCTGAAACGGCATTGCATAAGGTGAATACTCGCCAAGGACTTGTGGCGCAGCTTGTGCCTGAACTAAAGGCTTAGATTCTAGACCAAAGGCTTGCAATAATTTACCCATAGACATAAATGGTAGCACATGTCAAGCATTTGACATATTACATAGGGTGTGTCTAGGTATAAATCTGCGGCTTAGGTTGAGGGATCATCAACTTGCTAACTGCCATAGCGATGCCAATGGGTGCTGAGATATCACCGGCCGATTTGCGTTTGATGATTCTCC